ATATATGGCAATTGAAACTGTGTCATATCCGTCAGTACTACCTAATTCAAAAACTGAGTTACGTATAGTCCCAGTATCCAATATTACAACCGGAAGAGCCAACTGTGAGTTTGTTATTTTAACAAGCACGATCTCCAAATTTTCATATTGAAGATCATTAGCCATGACAATGTTATATTTATTTCTCCAACCATTATTATCTAAATAAGTTTTAAAATAACTTTTTAATGAAAGCAAGGCCAATACTATATTATCTACTGTAGTTGACATTTATTACTCATTTAAGAAATTTTGTAATTTTACACTTACTGCTTTTTGAAACATATTTATTACTTCATATCTTGCTTTTTCTATATACAGTCTTCCTTTTTGGCCCGGATGATTAATTGCAAGATTAAAAGGTGCTTTTCCTACCATTGCTACTTTACCTTTATAATATCCACTGGAATATTTTTCAGATTTTCCCACAAAGTATATGTTATTACGTTTCCACCAAAAGATCATAGGAACTTCAGGGTCTCTGGCTCTTAACTCCGAAAAAGGATCAACGCCAAATTGTAAAATTCTCCATAAGCGTATATTATTATTCTTAGGTTTTCTTTTTAAAATTCTTTTTATTGGATCTAATTGGTCCATCCTGGTTATTCTACCAATCCCGCAGGTTATAATATAACCACCTTTTCTTCTTGAAACTTCCGCTTTAATATTTTCAGCGATTAGTTTAACTAAAATATTATGTGGTTCAGTCGCTGATGGGTCTCTCATAGAATACTTATCATCTAATAAGGTATCTTGTGTAACAATTTCCATAGTCCTTGATACTGCATTAATAGTATTGTCAATTGAACCGGGTTTTGCTATTTTAGCAATTTTACTATTAATGTATCTTGTAACTAAATCAACCCTAGTCCCAAACTGTATATTAGCCATCGTTTTTCTTTAAATTACGACTGTAATTTCCAACTATGTCTAAAATATTTTTTCTTATTCTAGAATAAGAATCTTCTAATTCTTGTCTTAATTCCGGATGTTTTTTATATAAAACTTCAAATTCAGTTTCAATATTACTTAATACTTGTCTATTCAATGCCTTAATCTGTATATCCATTTAAACCTCACTATCTTTCACCAAAAAAAGATATGCTATTTCATTATTTCCAGAAGTATCAAATGTTTTTGATTTTAATTTAAACCGTTTAGATCCAAATTGAACATAATCCAAATAATTCAAACAAGTCTCATCACCACTAATTTTTATATCTTGTTTTTTACAAGCTAACCAAATGTCAAATGGTTGAAATTTAGCAATCAAAGAATCTTTAATGCTGTTTGATTCATATCTATTTAAAGTTCTTTCTATAATATAAACAGTTATATGCAAAGATGCTGGTAAATCTTTTCTATAATCTTTTTGAATTACTGCATTTTGTCGTCCATCTAGAGAACCCGACATTTCTTGTGCCGTTGAATTGTGCCAAACTGGAGTGCCTATTAAAAATAATGTTGCGGTAGACGCATAACAACTACTCAATAATTCTTTATTAACTTCATCAACAAGACTTTTGATATATTTAAAATCCATTATGTCGTCACGTCATCTTCGTTATAAATGTCTACAGTTTGTCCTGAACCGCCAGACTTCAATTTTTCTTCATCAATTAAATCTTTAATTGATTGTTCTAATTTATTAGTTATATCGTTATACACGTTTAATTGTGTCTTACTATCAATTGAAGTCATTGGTCCTTTAAATGCAACACCTAAACCATATCTCATTTGTTCACTGGCATAATATTTCCGAACAATAACTGCAAGTGAACGGGCAATTAATTCCATTCCATCATTATCAGAAATATTTACAGTAAAAGTACTTATTGTTCCAGTAATATAAACAAATGTCTTAGAAAAATTATTATTTAAATAACTAATTGCATTAGGCAAAAAAGATACTAATTCTTCATTACTAAAAATATAGGGTATTTTTTCAGTATACTCATAACTGGCATACACCAGCTTAAACTGTGCTGGTCTGATAGACTTATCAGCACTTTTTGGAAATGTACAAGATTGCAAGGTTGCATTATACAAAAATACCCTATCCGTAGTAGCCGACGTTTTTAAGGAAGCAGTCGAGGAATACGTATAGGGATCAACATACAGAGATACAGACCCAATAGCGGGATGTTTTATATAAAAAGTTTCACGTAATGTAGTTGGATTGCTTAATCGTCCAATTTCTTCATTTCTTATTACTTTAATCCTTGTTATTGGGTCTGGTATGTATCCCCTTGAAATCAATAAAATATTATTTATTACTACACTCATTATTACTCAAGATCTGATGAATTTAAATTTTTAAACTCAATTTCTGTTAGTGCATCAATTTTCTCATCAATTGATAAATTCTCTGAATCCCTCACTTTAAAACTTTCACAAGCTACCTGTAAATCGTGAGGATGAAGCAATGATACTCTAAATTTAAGTAGAAGATAATTTTTTCTACTCCGTATTATTGAAAGTCTTGACTCATCTGTTATTCCAAGATCCCTTGCTTCGTCAATCAAATGGATTGCACCCCAAAAGGAAGTCAACCCATCAACGACTTTCTTCAAGTCTTTTATTGATCCCTCAAGAATCTTTTTAGCTTCAGTTGGAGTAAAAGAATTTGGACCTGGTTTGTTGGCATCTGGTTTTGCAGCAACACCAGTCATACTTAATTCATCAATTACTAAATCATCTCGAACCAATAAACCAAGTACTGCGTGTTCTGTACTTCTTATACGAAGCCAGGTTGTGTAATCAATTACAGCCTTATCCCCATATCCATCTAATACTAATCTGGTTAACCCACCTACTGGATGAGACAAACCAATTCCAAATCCACCACGGCCAAACCATCTCACACCAACTATTGGACTCTTTTGTTGATATAAGTCCAATTCTTGACGGATTTGTTCTAATTCTTTTGACTGTCTATCAAATAACTCTTTTGGAACCGTTGAACTAACTTGCTTCTGTTTCATATCCTATCTCCGTTCTTCTGCTATATTTGGGGGTTACATTTATGTAACCCCCGACAACTCTTCTACTGCTATATATAAACCCTAACAATTACAAATTAAGTAATTGCTGCCACTCTGACAATACGATTGGTCTTAAAAATGCCAATACCGTCATCCCAACGCAAATAGATGTTCATAGATTCGTTGGACATAATCGTCTCGTTTGAACTACGAACAGCGTCAGCAATAACGGCCCGACCAGCCGGTAACAATGAAATTATCCACAGTTCAGTCGCTGGCATAGGATACACTGAACCATAATCCGGGTCTGTAAATGAATTAACTTTTACAACCGGGATACCGGCATATTTACCAACCTGGCCCAACTTTTCAAATTCCTCTTTACCCGAATCTGACCAACCCGACATGCTTGCTAATTTATGGATCGCATATCTACGACCTATAATCATCTTAATATCACCCTCGTCAGTCAGTTTGTTAATGGCCGTATTCATTGTACCAAATGCAAGGCTAGTACCTGCTTGATATTGGGCACCACCGGAACCATAAACTGTCATACCAGCCAATGTGGTAACAAACAGCAAGCGGTTACGCCAAGCCCTAATCAAATTCGCGGCATAATCAGCCAATTCGGAAGCGGAATACTTACCAGTACGAATTTGGGCTAAGTCAAGTCTTATACCAATTTCTTTCTGGCTTGTAGTAGCTGTATATTCCGTGAATTGGGGTCTGGACATACGAACGGCAGCACCATATGTGCTGTAGTACACGTTCAAGCCGTGGACTTCACGAAGTTTAAACGTATCACCCGGTTGAACAGTTTCCGTTGGAAGAATAGCCGAAATTAAATCCTCCTGACCAGCAACCATAACTGAAACATTTTTCATTATAGTTCTAGCGAAAGAATCTAATTTTTCTTTTACAATTGGATCATTCCAATTAAAGTTATTTCCAATAGCTTCAAAATCCGCTTTAATAGCCTTTTTTTCCTCGGAATACAACGAAAATCTATCTCCAGATGCACGTTGTAATCCAGCGGGACTTATCATAGCAACGCTAGACATTTTATTTGACATGAAAAATTACCTCCTAATTTATATTAAAAATTATAATACACGAACTCTTACATACTTACCATTGAACGTACCAAGACACTGCCCAAAAACAAGAGATGTATCGTTATACCCGCCTCTAGCTGCAGTCAGTTTGCCAGTTGAACCGATACAAACAAGTCCACCCTTGGTAAATTTTGGAAATGTCGAAAAAGCCTTTTCAGTCATTGAATAATGAACTTCGAATTCATTTCCAGACTTTAAGGCCATCCCAATACAATAGTCATTTTGATTGATAGTACAAGCCACGGATTCAGGATCAGGGTCTTCTATAAAGATTGGGAAAAATTCTCCAACTGCGGGAATAACCGTACCGGCAGTTTTATTTAACTGTAAAGTTGGAACGGCAGATGCTTTTCCGTACCACGGGGTAGCTGCAACAACGTTCAAAGACGATGACCCAGCACTAATTCTACAAAAACGACCTTCACGAGTTGCTGAACCAATATACTTGAACGATCTTAAATCTGCATCAGCGTAGGAAATAGGTCTAAATGTTAACATTATAATTATCCTCCTAAATTACTTTATATGTTTTTCTCTAATTCTAGTAAGTTTGTCTTCTAACGTTCCTGTCAATTCTTCGTTAGCAGAACCTGGGGTTAAACCATTATTATTTGCGGAAGCGGTTGCAAGTGTCTCTTGTTTAACCATAGCAATCAAAGATAATTTCAAATCATTAAGTTTCTTTTCATCAAAAAGTTTTGCTTCTATCATTACTTTCACATCGGGTAAAAGTGTTTCTGGAATAGTCACACCGTCTTCCTTCAATGAAGCAAGAAAAGTGTCAATCTTAGCATTTACTTCTGTTTTAGTAATATTACTTTTAAGTTCTGTTAATGCTTTTTCTGTATCTTCTAATTTCTTTATTAACTCTGTTCTTGCTGTTTCTGCGGCAACCAGATTGTCCTGCAATTTTGTTAATTCAATCTTAGCAATAGACTGCTCTTCCTGTCTTGCGGCCTCAATTTGTGCTGACACGTCTTTTACGAGAGTAACTTCATTTTCATTATACACTCTATCAGTTAACGTAATTACTTCTAATCCACCAATAACGCGAGCTAACGCTGCCGAAAACTCAGTTGTAAAAGCGTCAATTTGTTCTTTTGTTGGTTTTTGTCCATTAGTCAAATCCACTAACTCTTTATTAGCAACTAAGAATGCTTGCACTAGAGTTAGAGTATTTGTAATGGAAGTTTCAAATTTAAATAAACTCATTACTTTTCCTCCTGTTATGTCACTTAAGTTATTATCGTTTATTGTGTTAATTTTTGTACTAATTTCTAAAGATTTTT